TTTTACTTGAGTTTCGTTAGAAACTCTTTTGCAGCAAACATAGCTCTTTTCGTACAACCATGTCGTAGGGCCATGTGCCCTGCGTTATTTGTGCTATTAGAGATAGATGATTTTGATGTTTGAGAGTTTCGTTGTGTATACGACACCTCGGTACATACATTGCAAAAATCTATTAGATAAAGATTTGGAGATCTGTCCCCGTTTTCTATCTATTCAGTGTGTTGCTAACCATGCAACTTTAGTCGCACTGTCTACGCTTAAAACCAGACTAGTTTTAAGGTATAAATTTGAATATTAGAAGATTTAGGTTTTGATCTTTCTTGTATTTGTCCGACAATTTATTATCACTCCGGACCGAGTGATTTCCTTTCCAATTTAATTGGAAGAAATTTCTTTTTATTATGCTGATTACTGATCACGTGGAAGCATAAAAATATGTCCACATGAACTATGTTATAATCAATAACATTTTAAGCCCTATTCTCGTTATAGAAGAGATTTAGGCAACATCCAAAGGTATTCATGGAACCAAAATGGGCTGGATTGTAGACCCATCGAACCATGCTAAAATGTACTCTTCTTCGGAAAGTACGGGAGGGGGAAGTAATTTTCCTCGTTCCAGTGACCAATGTCACGAAATGAAGACCCCTGACTTTGTCAGTGGCACCGCTTTGGCCAGCGGCAAGGCCATTCCTGATGTACATTCAAACAATTGTTTGTCTCAATGCATCACTGTTCCCGTTCAGACTACCCAGGATAACGTGGAGGCTCCCCAGGCCAAACAGGGTTCCGATTATGAGGCGCAAGCCCCTACTTATTTTCCTTCAAAGCAAGACAATCGCGAGAAATTCGCGAAACGTTCTGCCTCGTCCCAGAAGGAAGTTAAGAAAAATATTAACCGTTCTAAGGAAAGTACCAATCCTAAGAAACAAAATAAGAGCGATAAGAACAGGTCTACTAAGTATGTTCATCAATCACTCTTAACAACTATTTATCCACAAGGAATTATTGATCAAGCCAAGACTACGTTGATCAATTTGCAAGTTGAGGAAAATACCTCCGCTATTTTCGATATGCTCGAGAATTTGGGATTGCTCGCGTATTTGCTACCAAAATGTAACTCCAAAACAGAGGTTGCCGCTCAACTTGCCTTGGGACTTAAAACTATGCGTAAAGGCTCTATTATAGAAGCGGCTTTGAGTCAGGCTCCCACCATTGAGTGGTTGAAGACTACTTTTGGTTACAATATATTTGAGCCTCAAGCAGGTGATGCCAATAAACTACATTGGCTCACATTTTTGCCCATTTTACGGGATTATTGGGAAGTGGTGCGTTCAGCACCATGCTTTGAGAAAATTTCTAATCTTATTTCATTGGCAGCATCAATTGGTCTATGTAGTGTGACCAAGCTTTCATGGAGTATTAAGGGTGTGGAATTGTTTAGAGCTGGTAGCTTGCGCAAACACGCAACTGCCGTTGACTTTTTTGGCGCTATGTTGGACACTGTAATTACCTTTATTGAGGGCGGTTATGAGTGTTTTCGCCAAGGCTCAATTGCACCCTTACTATTCACTACCGATGCTGGACGCGAATTCGATGATTTGTATTTTACGCTCATGGAATTGCATGAACATGCCATGGTATTTAATCTTCCTGCGAATCCCATTACATACAAGGGTGTACGCCGTGCTATCACAGACTTAGAATATGGTAGCATGTTAGAGGAGGGCATTGCTATGGCAGAGAAGGCCTATCGCTCA